ATGAACCCGCCGAACATCGACCCGCCACCGTCGCGGAGGATGCGGCGTTGCTCGCTTAGGAACTCCGGGGTCGTGATGTAGGTTTCGTCGACGCCTTTCCAGGGGTCGACGCAGACGAGCTTCAGTGGGGTCTGGCGCTTGCGGGTTTGCTGCCCCCAGACAATCGCCGACTGGCCGAGGTAGCTGCCGATTTCGACGACCACAGCGCCATCCGGCAGGCCGCGCGTCCAGTGCCGATAGACGTCCCCGAAATCGCACCACCCGTAGGGGACGTTCGGGTTCCCGCCGTCTACACCTTCGGCCACGCGCTAAGGCTGCGGCCGTTTCAGGTCAACGGCGGGCGATTTCAGTCGATTTCAATTCGTGCCGCTGGTGTCCTGGGCCGTCGACAGAAAGACTACCTGATCGTCGGCGATGATGCGGACGCCCCGTCGGGGCGCAATCCGGTAGACCTCAACAGCCCCCTCCCGCATCCAGGTGTAGACCGTCCGCTCCGTCACGTCCATCGCCGCCGCGAATTCCTTCACCGTCAATAATCGGCTGGGCTTCATGCGGCGTCCTTTCATAACACCATGATGTCGCGCCGGTCGTAGACCGACGACCCGTCAGGGCTGACAATCAGCCGCGACAACCCGTTGACCAACGCGGCCATCCCGTCGATCCGCTCGATCGCCTTCGCCTTGTCCGGCATCACGTTCCCGTTCACGTCCTCGCGCACCACGAGGTTCCGCGCCATCCACCGAAGCATCGGGTGCCCGCCGTGCCGCAACTTGCGGTCGGACACGAGTGCCTGGAGATGTTTGGTCGGCTCGCTCAGGGACCGGAACCCCTGCCGCAGTTCGACCACCTGGAACCCGTCGCCCATGAGTTGCGTGGCGATCTGGCTGGCGTTCCACGGGTCGAAGGCGAGCTCAGTGATGCGGAACCGTCGGCCCAACTCGTTGAGGTCGGCCCGGATGCGGTCGTAGTCGACGACGTTCCCAGGCGTGGCCGTCAGGTGCCCCTGATCGACCCAGTGCTGATACGGCACCCGGTCCATCCGGCTGCGCTTGTCGACACCCGCTTCGGGACACCAGAACCACGGCCGCACCGTCACGCCGCCGTCGTCATCCGCAAACGTCAGCACGCACGCCGTGAGGTCCACCCGCGTGGACAGGTCGAGGCCCGCCACACACGGCCGCCCCGCCAGCGCGTCCAGGTCCACCACGCCCGCGCTCGCGTCCCAGGCGTCCATGTCGAGATAGCGGTCCATCTGCTCGACGAGCTGCCCGAGGTGGAGCCGACGAAACGTGTTCTGGTGCCCGAGGATGCGCTGCGCCTTCCGGCACTGGTCCTTGAGGTAGTCGATCTTGACCTGCTTCCCGTAGCCGGGATTCGCAATCGCCCACGTCGCCGGGTCGGCCCAGTCGTCCTCGAGGTCCGCGTTGAAGATGACCCCGAACCACGAGTCGTCCTGATGGTCGCCTTCGAGAATCGCCCGTGTGTATTCCCGGTGCGCCCACCACGGCCCATGCCGGTTGATGCCGGCGGTCGTGATCTCGAACAGCAACGGCTGGCGCCGTGTGCCCATGCCGGTCAGCATCACGTCGATGACCGCGCTATCTGGGTGCGCGTGGACCTCGTCTGCAATCACGATGTGGGGGCGCAACCCGTCGAGGGTATGGGCGTCCGACGACAACGGCTCGAACTTACTGGCGCTGTCTAACTGGTGTAGGTTGTGGTTCTGGACCGTGATGCGCTTGGCCAGTGCGGACGTGCGCCTAACCATCTGCCGCGCCGCATCGAAGACAATCCGCGCCTGGTCCCGCTTCGTCGCCACCGAGTAGCAATCCGCGCCGGGTTCCCCCTCGAGGAACGCGCCCCACAGCGCAATCCCGGCCGCCAGCGACGACTTCCCGTTGCCCCGCGGCACTTCCACGAACGCCGTCCGAAACCGACGCATCCCATCCGCCCGCTTCACCCAGCCGAATAGCGAGCCGATAATCATGGATTGCCAACTTTGAAGGTTCAGCGGCTGCCCCGCCCATTCCCCCTTGTATTGCTTGAACTGGCTAATCACGCCGCAGACATGCGCGGCCCGCGCCGCATCCCACTTCAGGTCGTGCGCCTTCTGCCAGGCCGGCGCGATCTCCCGGAGGTGCCGCTCGCACGCCAGCCGATGCAGCGTCCCCGCCGGCTGCTTCCCACGGCAGACCAGACGCGCGTAGTCGGTGATCGGGTCGGACAATCTACTTCACCGCCCGGAGGAGCGCTTCTAGTGGATCGGCATCTTCGGCGTCCTCGCCGCGGAGCTTGCCCTGTGTCATGGGTGTCTGCCCGAACTCGCCCAGCCACTCACGAAGCGACCGCGCGATTTCCAGATGCACGCGCCGCAGAGGATTCACGATCGGTTCCGTCACCTCGGTCCCGTTCGCGTGCTTCTTCCGGCGCACCATCACGTTCTTGTGCCCGGTCGCTAACTGCTCCCCGCGCACGCGCTCGTAATCCGCCCACATATCCGACAGCACCGCCAGCGCTTCCCCGTGCGTCTCGTTCAGGATCTTCGTCGGCGCCAGCCGCGCGACGAGGCGGTCCCACATCTTCCGCGCCAGTGGGTCGGCGTCGATATGCGCCGGCGCGTCAGGGACGACGGCCGCAAACCGCACCGCCTCCTTGTGGTGCCGGCGCACCTTGCCGCCCTGGAGTTGCACCAGCGCGATCGGTTTCGGCTTGCGCCCGCTGTGGTAGTTGCCAGCCACTAGCGCACCGCCTCCCCGACCTTGGTCGCCTTCTGCCCGGTAAACGCTTCCCACCTATCGATAGCCACTTGGCAGTACACCGGAGAGATTTCGATGGCGTGGCACACCCGGCCGAGTTGTTCGCAGGCGATGAGCGTGGTGCCGGTTCCACAGAACGGCTCGTGAACGTTGTTGTTGTTCTGAGAGTGGATCGCGATCATGCGAACAGGCAGCGCCACGGCCATCCCGGCGCCGTGCGTTTCCTTCCCAACGTCCACCCCATGTTCAGACGTGGTATCGAACCAACCGTTGGCGCTGGCGTGCTCGCCATCGACGCGGCGCACGAGCGCTTCGCCTGGCGCCTTCCATGTCCAGACATGCTCCCAATCGGTCGCAGCCCGGTTGCTTTGGATGCACTGCAATGAATGAACGCGCGGGTTCGGCTTGCACCAGACGCGACGCGACCAGAGAACCCACCCAGCCGACCTGAAGATCGGCCAATACTCGAGAGCCATCGGGTATTCGCACGGTTCCTTCGTTTCGGCGACATCGCGCCCGGACGCGATGTCGCCGAAATTCACGACGGCAAACCCGCCGGGGCGGACAACCGAGCGCCAGCGTTCGGCGAGCACGGGGAGCATCGCGCGTAGATTCTCGATTGAGTCCTGATACGTGCCGTAGTCGATGCCGACGCCATACGGCGGCGACGTGAACACGCAGTCAGCCAATGAGCCGTTCATCACCCGCGCCACGTCTTCCGCCTTCGTGCTGTCCCCACACAACAGCAGATGCTTCCCGAGGTTGAACAGGTCGCCCACCTTGATGTCCGTCGCCCGCTCATCCGGCACCGCGTCGGGATCGGTCAGCCCTCCCCCCGGTTCCTCCGCGCCAAACAGCGCCGCCAGTTCGTCGGCCTCGAACATCCCCACCAGCGCGCCCTCATCCGCCAGCCCGCGCAGCACCTCCGTATCCCAGTCGGCCAGTTCCGCCGCCCGGTTATCGAACAGCGCCAGCCGCGTCTTCTGCTCCGGCGTCAGGCCCGACCGCCGCACCGCGACCACCGTCTCGCCATCGGCGTCCACGACCTGCACCCGGGTAATCCCGGCCTCAGCCGCCGCCTCAATCGTGGCGTTCCCCGCCAGGACCACCCCGTCCTCGTCAATCACAATCGACCGCGCCGCGCCCACCTCGTGCAGCGCCGACACAATCGCCCCCACGTTCCTTGGCGTGTGCTTCCGAGCGTTCCGCGGGTCCGAGGTGAGTTCCTTCAAGTGCGTAATCTGCATAGGCTTCGTTTCCGTTGGCCGATTTTTCGTCCCCGCGTGTCCCGCTA